TGATTACACTTGGAAGGTTGTTCTGAATACCAATAAATCCAAAAGGCAAATCTTGGGCAACAAGGCTTAGGCTATTAAGAGCAATTCGTGACTTTTTTGAGAAGTCATCAATCTGCTTGCCAGCACCTGCAACATCAGCCGTAACTTGTATCTGTAAACTCATTTAGCCAATCTTTTAAATATTTCTCGCATCTCATCATCACTCATCAACTGACCATTTTCCTCATCACCTGGCAACTGCCACAAAGCCTCTGGTGTTTTTGGTGCGGTCTTAGGATCACCCATTAACCGCACCATTGTAAACATTAAAAGTCTTGTTTGCTTGTAAGTGTCAACCTTTCGGGATTCACTTCCTCTTATCATTAAAGAAAACTCTCTTGGACTAATTTTATAGAAATCATTTGGTAGTAAACATAAGTCACCAAACGCAAATGCTTCTATTTCTTCCCACGAGTAGTCTTTTTTTTTGCTTCTATCTTTGGTTCTTCTTTTGTCTTTAAGAACTCATTCTGACTCCAAATTTGTATTACATCCTTTATGTCTGATAATACTCCTTCATTATTCAGATTGGCTTCTATAAAGTCAACAAAAGATTCAAAGCTATGCTCAATCTCTACATCTTTAATTAGGCAATTGTTATAATAACCGCTATATAAAATATGGGCAATCCCAATCTCATTTAACTCGTTATTTGTATAAGCCTTTCCTTCTACGAACTTATCGGAAAGGTATCTAAAAGATGCCATCCCGAATTTAAGTCCAATCTTAGTTTCGTTAATAGTAATAGTAGTGTAGTTCATAATTAAGGTGTAACATCAACAACTCCGGTAGAAGTAACAGAACCAGAGAAATTGATAAACTCAGCAGTTGATTGATTAAGAGTCAAAGAAGTTACATAACCAAGAAATTGATGGTAGTATGCAGCACCTGCACTTGAACCACTAACAACTGGGTTTTGAACTCTTACTGAAATAAGTGTTTTTGCAACCATAGCAGCAAGCAAATCTTCGTAAGATATTTGCGATCCACTTGGAGATACCTCACAAATTGCATCAAAATCTACACCCATTGTAGCATCAGCAACTGATGTCAAAGGGCCACAATTTGTTTGCTCAGTTGTTGAGTCAACAGTTGTATTAACTGATGATGTGCGCAGACACACAAGATTTTTATATGATGAGCCACCGGCTACATCAATCTCTACGTTTTGCAATGATCCTAAAATCTGTCCCATTTTATTCTATTTTTGAATTATTGAATTGTTGATTATTAATATCTTTCTATTGATAAAATTGTTTCCTTCTTGCATAGTTAAGTATCTTGATGATGTTCTGGCTGTGGCATATATCTGAAATTCATTATCTCCAATATCTTGAACACCAGTAGTAGGTATTAACAAAGTTAAGATTTGGTCAGCAATATCATCAATAATACTATTATTTCTTATCATGTACTGCTCGCTAAATATATCAATTACCACATCTGCGCCACTTACAAACAATTGATTGTTATTGTCTGCCGATTCTGTTATATCACCAATTATTATATAGTTTTGAGGAACGGTCTCAAAAACATCAGTTCCGTAAACAGGAACATTCTTACCACCGTAAGTAATATTACCATTTAGTATAGCCAAGTATCTAACCCTTATATTATTGCTACAATCTTTCATTCCTTTTAAATATCTGCTTTATATTATTAACAAGTGATATAAGACCACCTGTTACACTTGGGTAAAAATATGGAGATGGATACATCCATCCTTTACCATTCTTATAATACTCTTTAGCCAACTTCTGCCACTCTTTCTCCTTGCCAGGGTATTTTGGAAAATACCTACCTGTTCCAAACTCAATATATGCAGGCATATCATCCCCACTCTTTCCTGCCACTAAGCTATAAGCAAACGGTCTATTTTTCTCTGCTCTTATTGTTGCTCTAATTTGAGAATAAATTTGCGTTTCACCTTTAATTTTAGAATTGCCATTTGGAAATAAAGACTTAGCAGTAGTAGCCATTTGCTCAGTAGATGCAGCCATCTCTCTGTCCACTTCCATCATTGCTGAATTATACTTATCCTTTAATGTTGCAAAAGTTGCATCAATACCAGTAATCCTAATATTTAATGGACTTCTTGCCATTATATTACAACTTTTTTATACTGATGATAATTAAGGCCATCCCAATTTGGGAACTCTTTTAACATACCCATCTTTGCATCCCCTTGGAACTTCTTACCCCTATTCTCATAAGACCAAGCAACCAACGTAAGTATATCAGTTGCCAAGTCCTCTGGAATAGAACTATATCCGCATTGGTACTTTATTACATAGATACCTGCCGTATAAACCCATATTTTACCGCCTATAACCTCAAAATCGCTATTCTTTGTCAATACCTCGTATGTGTTCATACCCGTCTTAATCTTTACCTCATCAACACAAAGCAATGGCCCGTATGGCACATCAAGCATCCAAAAGCCTTGGCTCTGTGGTGTAAGCTCAACATTTATCCTTACTGACTTGTTGACCAAAGAACAACCGGTCAGTTTCTCAATATGAACCCTTGCGCCATTAAGCAAGTCACCAATTAGCACATCATCGGTATCATAATTAGTTATACGCAACCAATTCTTAGCATCGGTAAGACTAACCGGTTCTACAACCGCGTCAGCTAATATTGTTATGCCGTCTATATATGTCATCTTTAATTATATTTATTAACACTTTCTCTAAACCAGGTTTCAAACTCATCAAGCGTTTTTCTTGTATCAAACTCTCTTGATCTCGCTTTTGCTTTTCTTGATGCCCAAGAATAGGTTTTTTTGTCATCCAACTTTGTAATGGCTTCAACCCAGTCTTTAACATTGCTTCTATCTTTAATATAAATACCTGCTTTATCACAATTCTCTTTTAATCCAGGTGTATCAGTACAAATTATCGGTATCCCACTACACATCGCCTCAGTTGCTGTCCTTCCCCAACTCTCATACTTTGATGGCATGAGAAGTATCCTTGTCTTTGCGTACCATTGCTTTATATCTGCCGAATTAGGCACATAAGTCATATTTGGTAGGTTTGGTCTTATTTGCTCATCGTATGACCCTAAAACACCTAAAAATGACTTGTGTGGCATTGCTCTTGCAATCTCGCCAAATATCTTTCCACCCTTGTTTTCGTTTAAGTTGATTAAAGTTATATATTCCGACTTCTCTGGTTCATTCTCTAAATCGTAGTAATTGTAGTCTACTGGCGGAGTCAATATAAAATTACTAAAATTATAGTTCAAAAGTTCTTTTAACCACAAAGAATTGTATATTATGTGCTGATTTTTTTCCGCATCAATAATCTCTGGATATGGATGACTGTTGTGAATCAGATGAAAAACAGGCTTTTTATACATTTTTGCTGCATGGATTGTCCATCTTGTGTAGTCTAAATGAGTAAAAACCGCGTGCGCCCATGTCAATAATCCCTCAATAACATTTGGGTTTGGAGGAAATACATCAATGCCATCAAAAACATAATTATTCCTAACCTTATACTTATTCGCATCATGTAAAAGAACTCTTACATTGTGGCCCTTAGATTGCAAATCTTTGAGCATAAAATGTAGCATCCATTCCGCACCGCAATTATGCTCTGGTGGGTAAAGATGCACAGAAGCAACTATGTTCATAGTTAAATTAGTTTAGCTGCCGAGTCATCAAATATTCTTGTGTAATCGGCAAAGTGATTCCATAAATCGCTTTGATGTGGTTTTTGCCAAGCAATCATGGGTTTAATAATATAAGTGTTTCCTCTTGGATGTATATTAGTTTTTAACCAATCATCAAACATAATACTTGTATCAGTATAATCTTTGCACAATTCTTTTGGGTTATTATACATCACAGCGTGTGTTGTCCATGCTCCAAATGTCTTGTAAAGATTATCACTATACTTTTCAATTGGAGCAATAAGATTTGCCCCAAGATAACACAATTCCCAATCATTTGGTAATTGAGAAACAGCTTCCTCAAAATGATTAAAATCCTTTATCTCAACATCATCTTCAAAGAGCAATAGTACGCCATTTGTACTTTGCATTATTCCTTGCATTGATAGATTAAAAGATGTTTTTGCATCCTTATTTGTAACCGCATACACAACCTCACCGGTCAATGAGTTCCTATGCATCTCTTTCAATGCACTATAAAGCATTTTTGAGTTATAAGTAGATAGTATTTTTACTTGCATAGTACAAACTTAAAAAAAAAGGGGCGATAAGAATACCGCCCCACAAAATATACACTTTAAAAAAAACAACCAACCTATATAGCTCCGTAAAGTGCTGCTGTTGGTTGGAACTGAAGCAGTTCACAACGAGCCTCACAACGGAAGGTAATCAAATTCTTGATAAAGTCATCTTGATCAAACTCTGTGCTACGAACATTCAAACCAGATTGTTGAGCAATGGCAAACTTGGTAGTGTCCATTACATACATCTTAGAAGCTGTAACCAAAGAATGAGGGATAACAGGGATACCAAGGATTCTTACATTACCATTGTTGTCTATAACCATTCCACCAGGAAGTGAATAATCGTTAGGCTTGGTTTTCAACAAAGCGGCCCAACCGGCATGAGTGGTCAAAGACAAATTCGGCATCCAGTTCAAAGCACCCAACTGAGCAACGTAATCAATGAACTTCTCGGCGGTGTTAGCACCAGAAGAAGAACCTGCGGTTGCAGAAGATGCAATGGCATTAAGATAATAAGTATCTTCTGCCTTTTGGAAATCTTCAATCAGAGACTGCTGAAGGTATGCTTGCAAGAATGGCAAATCATCAATCATCTGACGGCTTACTTTAGCGTAACCTGCGATGAAAGACAATGCTGTGTTTACAACTGTTACATCGTAATCAACTTGTGGTTTACCAGAACCTTCAGTTTGCTTACCAAAAGAACCTTCACCTACTGGAGTGTTACCACGAGGAAAAGAAACTGATCCGGTAGAAACGGGAATGATGTTGAAAACTGAACGCAGATGTGGGTTAACATAAGACCTCAAATAAGAGTTGTCAACATAAGAGGTATAAACAGAACCAGTCAGGTTAGTACCGATGGTCATTGTTTGT